CGAGGATGTCGCCCATCTCCGCCCCCTCGCCAGAGAGGCGAGAGGCCGGGATGGTGACGGGCATGACCTGCCAACGCGCTCCCGTCCACTTCCACTTCCGATTGCCGGAAGTGAAGGTGTCGTTGACCGACGGGGTGGATGGAAACGCGAGGGCGGACATGGTTTTTTACTGCTTGTCGATTTCGACCCACGCTCCGTTGTAGGAGAGGTATTCGGTCATGTCGGTGGGGTCGATCCAGCGGAGGCCAGCGGTGTGGCTGGGGGCCGTGGTGCTGACGACATCTTTGATTTGCTTGCCGCTTTCGAGCGAGGAGATGTTCGATTGCGCGGTGGAGAGTCCGCCTTCCAAGGAGGAGGCGCGGTTTTCCAGCGAATCGATATCCCCTTCGGCGCTGGTCACCCGACCGGCCAAGGTGCTGGCGGCGGATTCAGCGGCGTCGAGGTCGCTCTGGAGCGTGTTGATTTCGCCTTCCGCCGTGGTGAGGCGGGTGTCGAGACCGGAAATGTCCGAAGCCAAATCGGCATCGGCGGCTTCCAGCGAAGAGACGGCATTGGCGAGGTTCGTGGAGGCGGCACCAGCGAGGCTGGAAATGGCTCCGTTGAGGTTGGAATCCGCAGCTTGGAAAGCGGTGACGATTTCCGATAGCGAATTAAGGGCAGTGCCATCCACATTGGAAAGGACATCGTCCACGCGAACATTGAGCGCGGTGATGCCGCTTTGCGCGGTGGAAAGGCCGGATTGGAGAGAATCAATTTCTCCCTCGGCGGTGCCGACTCGGCTGGTGAGGCTCGACGCTGCCGACTCGATGGCGGTGATGTCGCTCTCGATGGCGCTGGCGCGGCTTTCCAAGCCGGTGACGGCTGGGGCCGAGGCCACGCGAGCGTTGGTGTAGTAGAGGTTACTGGAACCCTCGACGACCGCATCGGTTGTGCGGGGAACGAGTTTCCATGCGGTGCCGTTGTATTGCCAGCTTCTGCTGCCAACGGTGTGGACTTGGTTGTTAGTCGGTGAGGACGGGAATGAGATAGCTGCCATGGTATTTTTGGTGTTTGGTGTTTAGTTGTTGGTCGGTTTTTCGACCCAACTTCCTGCGAAATACTCGTAGGTGGTGAGGTCAAAAGGGGTGGTCCACCGCTGGCCGGTGTAGGGGTGGGCAGGTGGCTCGTCGGAATAAGTGGTAGGGAGGTCGGCGGCGGGGGTGTAGGTGCTTCCATTCCAGCGGAAAATCTGGCCGGAATTTTGCGCCACATACAAACGCTTGTCTTTGCCGACGCCGGGGAAGTCGGCGGCGGAGGGATATTCGACAACGCCGAGGGAGTCCTCCGGCAGGACGATGGTGAACTGCGAGAGGTCGAGCTGCTGAGTGATGTTGGTCTCGGTGATCGTTGTCATCAGACGTAAGTGGCAGTCTCCCGGTTAGTCCACGCGACATCGGTCGCCTTGGCGGTGGATGTGATGGTTCCGTTGGCGCTGAGTGCGGAGCGGGTGATGATCCATTTGGCCACGGCGGCGGGGGAGCCGGTGGCGGGGATGTCGGAGTTGAGGAGCAGGCCGTAGTAGGAAAATGTGCCAGCGGTGTTCAGCGCGAAGGAGTGGAGGTAAAGATCGGGGTCGCGCTGCGTGACCATGCTGTAGAGGCCGAGCGCGACGACGACGATTTTGGCGGCGTTTGGAATAGCTTGGGAGAAAGTGATGGTGCCCGCGCCTTGGTTCACCGTGTAGTCGATGGTGGGCTCTTGCATGACGCCGTTGATGGCGACGATGACATGGTTGGGGTCGGAGGAGCGGAGGCCGTCCACGGCGAACACGGTGCTCGCGCCGTTGCCGGTGCGGGTGGTCTTCGCACTTGAAACGCTGAGTTGCCGTGGGATCGGGGTGGCGTTCATGGAAAGTCGAATTTCGCGGAGTAGTGGCGGACTTCGCCTTTGCGGAGCCAGATGTCGTCGCGGAGCTTGAGGAGCAGACCCTCGGCGCGCAGGAGTTGGAATTGGCTCTTATCCATCTGGCCATCCTCGGCGAGCGTTTCGGCGAGGGCGGAGGTCTTGAGGTAGTCGGCGAGGAAGGTCGGGATGCGGTGGCGGAGCCAGTATTCCTCGTTGGTCGGTGCGTTGCCGGTGGTGGCTTGCAGCGCCTCGTAGCAATCGCCGCTCGGGGCGTGGTAAACCAAATCCTCGGCGGCGTAGGCGGTGTTGGCGGCGTAGGCCGTGGCGGTGAATTTGGGGACCGGGAGTTGGAATTTTACATACACCGGGCCGCCCGCATATCGCTCGTCGGTGATGAAAACGGTGTCGGCGTTGGTGACAAAATCGTAGGTCTCGGTGATCCGCGTGTCGCTCGGGGCGTCGGAGTAAATGGCGAGGACTTCGCCGATGGGGAGCTTGCCTGCGACAACCAGGGGGAAGTAGGGGATGATGTCGGAGGGGTCGTTGGTCGAATCCTCCACATAGGTCGCGGTGGTGCGGGAGTCCCACGCGACATCGAGGGCGGTGTCGATATTGAGCACTTGGCCATCGGCGGTGGTGGTAACGCGCTTGATGCGCCAGACGGGCTCAGAGAAAAGCGAGCCCTGCGGAGCGCGGCCAATGTAGGAGACGGTGCCTTGGTAGTCGGCCTCGTAGGTGTAAGCGCCCTCGGTGAAGCCCTCGCCGAGCACGATGCGTTGCTCGGTGTGGGTGATCTGGGGCCACTCATCGAAATTCCAAGCGAAGGTGGCGGCGCTGGTGAGGTATTCGGCGAGGGCGGATCCCTGCGAGGACAGGAGCGGCTGGGCGGGGTCGATGCCCATGCGGGTGAGCACGCCATCTCGGACGATCTTGTAAGGAGTCGTCTTCATTGCTGGCCTCCTTGTTGCAACGCGGGGAGGGTGCCTTGGCGACCGATCTGGGCGTTTTGTTGTTGCTGGAGCTGGAAGTTGAAACCCTTCAAGCGGGCATCGATCATGTTGCGGAAAATCTCGTCCTGCTGGTAACGCTGCTGCACGGCGGGGTTCGCCTGGATGATGCCTTGGAGGACTTGGGCGCGGAGCTGGTGGTTTTGGCCCTCGGTGGGGAGTTCGGGTTCGGTGCCTGCGGCGATCTTCGTGTAGGCGAGTTGTTCTTCGTTCGACTCGATGGCGGCGGCGGGGCCGGGGTCGCGGACGAGGAGGTCGGCGAGATTGGGGTCCACGGCGGCCATGATGAATTTCACCAGCCCGGCGCGGTCGATGACACCGGCGACATCCATTGGGACGATGGCTTTGGAGATGTAGTCGAGCTTCACGCCGAGGGCTTCGGCGTCGAGGTTCTTGGCGTCCCAATCCACCATGAGGTCGAACTTGCCCTGGATGCTTTCGCGGTCGGCTTGGAACGGGGTGGCCTGCCCACCGGAGACGCGGAGGATTTGGACGGGCAGCATGTATTGCTGCATGAGCTGGTAGGTCTGCGAGAGGATGGCTTTGAAGTCGCGGAGCCAGCGATCCACCATGTGCTGCTGCACGAGCGCGGCGTAGTTCGGATCGACTCCTTCGCCCGCCATGCCGAAGTATTCATTCACATCACGGCGGACGGCGCGCTCGATCTCGATGGTGCCCTGGTCGAAGGGCGGCGGCTGCATCCAGCCAAATTCATTCGGGCGGCGCTCGGGGATTTGCACGGCAGGGCCGAGGATGATGTCGAGCTTGCCACGGTTGGCGGGCACGCGCATGGGGGGCAGGATGGCGATCCCGGCGCGGTCGGTGCGGTAGTCGCGCTGGGTCTTGATCTCCGCCTGCATGGTCGAGACGATTTCGGGGATGCCCCGGCTTTCCAGGAGGCAGCGGGTGATGCGCTCGCGGGGCAGCTCGATGAAGGGGTATTCGCCGTGCGAGTAGGGAGAAATTTCTTCCTTGGCGAAGAGGCTCACATTCGGGTGCATGACGCGGCACATGACTTTTGTCGCGCCGGTCTCCTCATCGGTTTCCTTCGAGTAAACATGCCAGATTTCGATGAGGTCGCGGTTGTCCTGCCAGAGGATGCTGTCGCGGCGGTTGTGGTTTTGCTGGCTGTATATCGGCCACAGGCTGGCTCCTTTGAATCGCTCGGCTTGCTCGTAAAATTCCTCAGGGTAGCCTTCGGTGAGTGTGCGTTCTTCCAACTCCTCGCATGTCACCAGCTCGCGGCGGGCGATCCACGGGGCGCGCTGGAGGTCGAAAGTCGCGGTGGGGAAAAGCACATCATTGAAAGGTTCGAGCGCGGTCCACTCGGGCTTGCTCTCAAAAATGTAGGGCTGGGTGTATTCCACCGTGCCGCCCTCGCGGAGCTTTTGGATATTTGCGGCGGAGCCGGTGCCGGGGGCGTATTGCTCGGCCATCTCGATGGCGAGGTCTTCTTGGAGCGGGTCGAGCACGGCCCCGATGAAAGACTCCACGGCGGGGTCGCGGGTCTCGGCGGCCATGGTGATCAAATCCTCAAGCGAGATGGATTTCTCCTCCACGCGAGTTGTCGTTTTCCAAAAGCAACCCATCACGGCGAGGCCGTAGGTGGCGCGGATGTTGAGGGCGATTTCGAGTTCCCGGCGCAAGTCGGAGGCGCAGTGCTGGAAGAGCATCCACTTCATCACGCTCTCGGCGGCGGTGCGGGCCATGGCGTCGGAGGATTCGACCGGCATCATTTGCAGCCGGGCGGCGAAGGTGGCGGTGAGGCAAAGCTGGGTCTCGCGGTTGCAAACCAGGTCGGCCAAGCGGATGCGAGAGTCGCTGGCCCCATTCCATGGGAACGGATTTCTCCCGAGATTTTCGGCCCACTTGCGGCCATCGGAGGATTGGCCATCCCACAGGGCCATGCGGGTGTCGTAGTTCCGGCCACGGGTGGCACTGAACCAGCCGCCATCGGTCGCGGCCTGGGTAAGCTCGCCTACCCAAAATTTTGTGTCGCGGGGCTGGTCGTCGTCTTGCATCAAGCGGTTTTCAAGCCCGGC